CATGCACGTAGGAGATGACGTCTACGTTAGCGCTCCTAGCTACCGGGTGGCTCAAGACCTTCTAACCAGCTGCTCTGATGGAGGACTGGCGATGAACCCCCTCAAGCAGAGCGTCGGTGTGTACAGTGCAGAGTTCCTGAGGGTCTGCTACGGTGAGCGCTGTGCACGTGGGTACGTCTGTAGGTCTATAGGGACGTGCGTGAACGGGAACTGGGCGAACGAGGGCAGGCTCAGCGGCGAAGAGGGTCTCAAGAGCATAATAGGTCACGGCTGGACTTTGTGCAACAGAGCAGCCAATTTTTCTATGGGCGCCCTCCTAGTGTCCAGCGTGAAGCGTATCTGTAGGATAAGTTCTTCACACGCCCGTGACCTCCTGTGCGGTTCGAAGGGCTTGAGAGACGGGCCGGTTAGAGCTAACGGGACTTCGGTTCAGACGCTGGTCGTTGACGTCGATGAGAGTGAGATAGAAGATGGCGTATCGCTCGCAGCCCACGGTCTAGGTGACCACGCCACTACTGATTTCTTGACTTATTGTGCTACTCCACTAGAGCAGTACGTGCTAGGTGAGATCGGTTCGGACGTTAAGGAAACGATGAAATGTGCTTCATATAGGAAGACTATGATTTCAACGGCTCCTGACGCTGGACCGAGAAGCCCGGCTCGTACTAAAGTGGTGGGACAGCTAAGACCGGTTAGGACTACTGTGCGCCTTGAAGAGGCTACACGGGACGTAGTAGAGGGTGGTTACTTACGACCGTTTACGCTGCTGCAGCTGGTGAGAAAACGAATGTCTCTCGGCCTCATCGCGATGGCGTTAGCAATGGTAGGGGTTGTACCGACGTATACTTCACACGATGAAGTGCTCGCGTGGGGACCGAGGAGTCAGGCTCTGTCAGTGCAAGGTTGCCTAACCTACACTGACGCTGCGTCGCTTTGCGGCAGGTGCACCAAAGACCTGGTGTACACAGATTATAACTACTACGCGTAGTTATACAGACAA